TTCGATAGAGCCGGCCTATAGGGTCGGCTTTTGCATTTTCGGGCCACCGCCGCCGTCTTCGTCTTCGTTGCCGTCTCCTCCGTTGGTGTGGCGGCGATCGGTGGCCCACCCTACCAAGACCATGGCCACAGAGAGCTCTCAGGCGGTTCGCAAGCCCAGGCCAACGGCGGCCTGGATGAACCGCTTCGTTCGCGACAACCGGGACATGATCCTGACGATGTACGCCGACGAGCTGCTGTCGTTCAAGGAGATCTGCGCTCGCATCATGGACGAGCTCGGCGACTGGGACATCCCGCCCAGCATGCTGCGCTTCAGCTTCCTCTGCGACCCGTTCCTGCGCGGCGCCTACGATGCGGCCAACGTCGATCGTGCGCATAGCCTGGCCGAAGAGGTGCTGGGCCACGCCAAGACGCTGGCCATCCAGGGCGAACACGGCAAGGCCGCCGACATCAAGTTCAAGCTGGCCAGCAAGTACAGCCCGCGCCACTACGGCGAGAAGATCGACGTCCAGCCGCTGCCGGCCGACGGCGCGTCGATCCGGGACATGGGCATGCTGACTGACGCGGCCCTCGAGTCACTCATCCAGCGCAAGATCGGACACGAGGAGCGCGCGGCATGAGCTCGGTGCCGTGGGAAACGCTCCAGCCCGAGTCGGGTCCGAGCGTCAGCGCGGCAGCCGAAGAGCTCATGAAGAGACGCCGCGCCCGCGGCTCATTCCTCGGATTCGCGCGCTACCGGCAGCCAGGCGATCAGCAGCCGATGCAACACCACCAGGTGCTCTGCGATGCGCTCGACGAGGTGGAGCGCGGTGAGTGCTCCAGGCTGGCCGTCATGATGCCGCCAGGCTCGGCGAAGTCCACCTACGGCAGCGTGCTGTTCCCTGAGTATTTCCTGGGCCGCAACCCGCAGCTCTCGTTCATCGCCGCCTCGCACACCGCCGGCCTGGCAGAGCGATTCGGCCGCCGTGTTCGCAACGGGTTCACCGACCCGACGCACAAGATCCTGTTCAACAACGGGGTCGCAGACGACAACAGCGCAGCCGGCAAGTGGTCGACGAACCTGGGCGGCGAGTACCTGGCCGTCGGTGTCGGCGGATCAGTGACCGGCACCCGCGCCGACTGCGTCGTGATCGATGACCCGATCCGCAGCCGCGAGGACGCCGACAGCGACGTGATCCGCGAGAAGACCTGGCAGTGGTATCAGCACGACCTGCTGACGCGATTGAAACCCGGCGGCCGCATCGTGATCTGTCTCACGAGATGGCACGAAGACGACCTTCTCGGCCGCATCATGGAGCACGAGCGCGGCAAGTGGAAGATCATCAAGATCCCCATGGAGGCGCTTGAGAACGACCCCCTCGGCCGCCAGCCTGGCGATCGCCTGTGGCCCGAGTGGTTCACGCAGGAGATGGTCACCCAGGCCAAGGCCGACCCGCGCGGATGGTCGTCCCTCTACCAGCAGGACCCGCGGCCGCCCGAAGGCGCCGAGTTCAAGCGCTCGTGGATCAGCCGGTACGACCACTGGCCCGCGCGATCGAACAAGATCCTCATGGTCGACCCGAGCGCCGGCCGTGATGCGAAGAGCGACTTCACTTCGATGTGGGTGATCGCGCTCGGCAAGGACCACAACGTGTACGTCGTCGACGGCGTGCGCGCCAGGCTGAACCTCACCGCCCGCGCCGACAAGCTGTTCGAGCTGCACCAGAAGTGGCGGCCCATGCAGGTCCGCTACGAGCAGTACGGCATGCAGGGCGACATCGAGCACATCAAGAGCGAGATGGAGCACCGCGACTACCGCTTCAAGATCCACGAGGTGGGCGGCCAGGTGCGCAAGGAATCACGCATCCGCCGCCTGATCCCGTGGTTCGAGAGCGGCCGCATCTGGTTCCCGAGGAACGGCCTGATGCGCGTCACTGCGCCCGGCGTCGAGGAAGACATCGTCAAGCGATTCATCGACGATGAGTACGCCGCATTCCCCGTCGGCGCCAACGATGACGCACTCGACAACCTTGCCCGGCTTGCTGAGCCGTCGATGACCCTGCCGTGGCCCAAGGCCGAGGACAAGGAGAGCGCAGGCAGCGAAGCCGCCGATCTCCTGTGGGGCGTTGTCGACGAGATCGCGGGCTACTAGGACACCAACATGCAGCTCGCACCCCAGACCCAAGACCCCTACGGCCCGATGACTCAGGCGCCCGGCATGCAGCCGCAGGAGACCGAATTCCAGCGGCCAGATCTCAGCCCCGAGCAGCAGCAACAGCGCGACGAGAAGCTGGCCAAGATCTACGAGTCGTTCACCAAGCGCCGCGACAAGTGGGTCGCCTTCCGCAACAGCTCCGGCATCGAGCAGAAGTGGAAGAAGTGGGAGAGCCTCTACGACGGCAGCTTCGAGGAGGAGAGCGAGCAGAACACGTTCCTGAACACGCTCAAGTCCGGGCCGGCCGCGCGTCGCATGAACGCCGTGCGGTCGAAGGTCGTCGTCAACATCGTGCGCCCGAAGGTCGACCAGGCCGTCGGCCGATACGCCGAGATCCTGCTTCCCACCGACGGCAAGAACTGGGGCATCAAGACCACGGCCGTGCCAGAGCTCGCGGAAATCGCGAAGGACAAGAGCGCCACCGTCGTCGACATGCAGACCGGCCAGCCGATGCAGGACGTCGCCGCCGGCATCATCCAGAAGGCCGAGGACGCGGCCAAGAAGATGGAAGCCGAGATCGAGGACGTGCTCGCAGAGTGCGACTACAACGGCGAGTGCCGAAAGGTCCTGCAGCGCGGCACGAAGCTCGGCACCGGGATCATGAAGGGTCCGTACCCGACCGTGCGCAAGAGCAAGGTCTGGCAGCCAGGCCCGGGTGGCCAGGCCACGCTGAAGATCACCGAGAAGACCGTGCCGGCGTCGAAGGACGTCTCGTGCTGGGACATCTTCCCCGACCCCGCCTGCGGCAACAACATCCACCGCGGCGCCGGCATCTACGAGATGCGGATGGTCAACGCCAAGGAGCTGCGCAACCTGATCGGCGTGCCTGGCTTCTTCACCGACAAGATCAAGGAAGTCCTCGAGCAGGAGCCGACCAAGGTCAAGGTCGTCGACGGCCGCACCGTCAGCCGCGAGATCTGCCAGGACGGCATGTACCAGCTCTGGGAGTACCACGGAGAGGTCGGCGACGAGTACATGGAAGAGCTCACGTCTCAGGAGAAGGACGTCCTGAACGTCAGCTACGGAATGCTGGTCATCGTCAACGACGTCATCATCGGCGCCCTCGAGAGCTACAACCCGGACGGCAGCCTGCCATACGACTTCTGGTGTCACCGCGACCAGGACGACAGCCCGTGGGGCGTGGGCATGCCCGAGGAGCTCGAGCACCAGCAGCGCGTCGTGAAGGCCGCCTGGCGCCAGGTCATGGACAACGCCGCGGCAGCCGCCGGCTACCACCTGATCATCAAGAAGGGCCAGGTCATCCCGTACGGCCAGCGAGACGGCGAGTACACCCTCACCTCGCGGATGATCTGGGAGGCCAACGAGGAGGTCGACGACGTCCGCGCGGCCATGAACGCAGTCACGATCGACATGCGCGTGCAGGAGCTCCTGATGGTCGTCGACGCGGCGATGAAGTTCGCCGACCAGGAGTCGAACATGCCCCAGCTCATGGGTGGCGAGCGCGGCACCGCGCCCGAGACCGTCGGCGGCATGCAGATCCTCCAGGCCAACGCGCAGGGGCCGCTGCGGTTCCGCATCAAGCGTTGGGACGACACCATCACCAACGGCCAGATCACCAGGCACTACGACTGGCAGATGGAGTACAGCGAGAAGATGGATATCAAGGGCGACTTCGAGATCGAAGCGCGCGGGTCCACGTACTTGCTCGAGCGCGACATCAGCGCCATGGCCACGCTCAACCTGGCGGCCGTCACGAACAACCCGCGCTACATCCCGCACCTCGACGAGCGCAAGGAGCTCGAGGAGATCCTGAAGGCGATGAAGGTCACGACCGGCATCATGCGCCCGCAGGAGCAGGTCGAGGAGATGATGGCCAATCAGCAGCCCGAGCCGGATCCGAAGATCGTCGCCGCGCAGATGAACCTGGAAGCCAAGAAGATGGACATCCAGGACCGCCAGGAGCAGCGCGTGTTCGAGGAGGGTCGCAACATGCGCGAGCACGACCTGCGCACGCAGACCCTGCACTACAACGCCAACCGTGAGGCGGCAGAGTACGAGATCGCGATGACCGACGCGGCGATGGATCGCGACAAGACGCTGATGAAGATCGACTCCGACGAGCGCATGACCCGCGAGCAGATCGAGGCCAAGAACCGGCTCAAGGCGATCGAGATCGACGCCGAGAACAGCCGCTTCAACGCCGAGGTGGCGGTGAAGACCGCCCAGGGCTCTGGCATCTGAGGCGCATGAGATGGCAGAACAAGAACGGAGACACTACCAGTTGGCCTCGAAGGAAGACCTTGAAATGGCTTTTGAAACTGCCCTCACGAGGGTGCTCTCAAACGAAGAGCTGACGAAGAAGTTCTGGGCGAGAGGCTACGCAGAGCTCATCACCCATGCAGAAGGAAATGCATCCAAATGGATTGGACGAAGAATCCTTACGGCAATGATTATCGCTATCACGACGGCTGGCCTGGTCTGGCTGGTGAAAACGGGTTCGATCAAATGATTCGGCAAGTCATCACCATGCCGTTCGCCGCATTGATCGGCGTCCTGCTGGGTTTGATCGGCGGATTCGCAGGTCCGCAGATCATGGGCGGGCTGACGAACATGTACGACGAAATGTTCCCCGTCCTGACCATGAAGGGCACGCTGATCGACGCCCAGCATGGCGAGGTCACGGTGCACATCGTCGGCTACAAGAACCGCGGCGAGGAGTGTCGACTTGTCTCCGTGTTTGGCTACACCTACACTGGCGACAAGATGACCCCCCGAAAGGACGCCATCGCTGAGCGCGTCGACATGCCGATGCTCAAGCGGCCCCGGTCGGAGGGTTTCTACGACATCGGCTTCTGGAAGGTCTGGCCAGTCGGCGAAGATGTGAAGACGGTCGAGGTCTGGACGCACCACGAGTGCTACGGGCGGCCGATCCAGACCAAGGTTGCAGACATCACCATCCCTAAGTAACGAACAGGAGCCAGCATGGCACTTCTCGACATCCGCGAGTATTCTGTGCTCGCAACAGACCAAAACGCACGCCAGCTCGCGGCCGGCAAAGAGCCAGCCGTTGCCGGTCAGCAGGTCACGTTCACGACGACCGTTCAGTCGGCAGCGTTCAACGAGTCCACCCGCTTCGTGCGGCTGCACGCAGACGCCAACTGCCGGATCGAGTTCGGCACCAACCCGACAGCCGCAGCCACGTCGATGAGAATGGCCGCCGGCGCGACCGAGTACTTCGGCGTCACACCGGGTATGAAGGTCGCAGCCGTCACCACTTCTTGAGGAGCACCAACATGATGGGTCAACCGATGGGCTCGCAGCCCGTGCCTTCCGCCCAGGACCTGGGCAACCT